AGAACGCAGAACCATCACCGGAACAGTTCACGCACGCGCCATTGGCGATGGAATGCCAAAGGAAATCGGAGGCATCGCGGCCGTTGTGAATAGCGTGACCGATTTGGGGTATTTCGAAGAAGTTATCACCCCAGGTGCATTTGATTACGCGTTATCGCGTGAATATGACATCCGTTGTTTGTTCAATCATGAAGCCGAATTAATTTTGGGCCGTACAAAGGCCGACACATGCAATGTGTTTGTCAATGCCGATGGGAATTTGGAATACACATGGATTCCGGATTACGAAAACCCAACGCACATGTCGGTGGTTCGTTCAATCATGCGTGGTGACATTACACAATCATCATTTGCGTTTACCATTAAGGAACAAACATGGACGGATTCCAACAAATACGGAACAATGGGCAAACGCACAATCACAATGATTGATGAATTATTTGATGTTTCGCCCGTTACTTATCCGGCATATTCAGAAACGGAAGCCGATGCGCGTTCAATCATCAAAATGCGTGATGAAGAATTGCAAATCAAAGCCGCCGAACAATCACAAATTGATGCGGACATTTTGAAAGTTGCATTATTGAGATACAAAAACCTATAAAAACAAAACAATATCATGAATAAAATTAAAGCATTAAAAGAAGAACGCGGCCGTTTGCTCGGCGAATTGTCAGCGTTGCAAACCACCATTGAAAAGGAAGCCCGTTCAATGGCAGAAAGCGAAACCAACCGTTTGAGCGAAATCGAAGCCCGTTTAGGTGCTATCAAAGCCGAGGTTGAAACCCTTGAAAAGTTGCAAAACCTTGCAGCCCAAGCCGCCGGCCATAGTGTAAGCCGTAGCGAAGAAAAGGAAAAAGAAGCCATGAAAGAACAATATTCTTTCAAACGCGCAATGGAAATGGCAATCACCGGCCGTCGCGATGGTGTTGAAGCAGAATTCAACCAAATGGCAGCCGCTGAATTTCAGCGTTCAGGTGTAAGCGTAAGCGCGCATTCAATGAAAGTTCCATCCGAGGTTTTCAAACGCGACATGAGCGTGACCGGTGGATCATCAGGAAGTGAAGGTGGTGTCAATGTTCAAACCAATGTTGGTTCAATCATCGATGTGTTGTTGCCAAAAACTGTTTTGCGTGGTTTGGGCGTTCAGCAATTGAGCGGATTGGTTGGAAACCTTGACATGCCAACCGCATCAACCGTGCCATCAGCCGGTTGGAATACTGAAAACGGAAGCGCGACCGAAAAGTCACCCGCATTCAGCAAAATCACTTTCAGCCCCAAGCGTTTGGCCGCCTACATCCAGGTGTCAAACCAATTGATGTTGCAATCAAGCAATTCAATTGATACCTATGTGCGCAATTGGTTGTTGAACGCAATGGCACAGTCATTGGAAACCGCAGCCATCAAAGGTGGTGGAAGTAATGAGCCAACCGGTATCATTGCAAATGCCAATGTCAATGTAACTTTTGCCGGTGGTGCAAGTTCAAATAGCACAAACGCCAACGGTATCGCACCCGTTTGGGCCGATGTTGTGAATTTGATGAAAGCCGTTGAAAACGCAAACGGTGATGGTGTTGCATATTTGACCAACCCAAAGGTGAAGGCAGCATTGCAAACAATTCCCCGTCAGGCATCAGGCGTTGAAGGCAATTTCATTTGGCCCGCGGGCGGTTTTGATTTGAACGGTTACCCCGTTTCAACATCAACCCTTGTTCCGTCAAATTTGTCAAAGGGTACATCATCAACATTGTCAGCCATGATTTTTGGTGATTTCAGCAAAATGGCCATTGCATCATGGGGTGGAATGGAATTGACTGTTGATCCATATAGCGGTGCAACCGCCGGTTTGACCAATGTTGTGTTGAACGCATATTTGGATTGCAATTTGTTGCAACCAACCGCATTCGCCGTTTGTAAAGACATCGTTGCGTAATATTTTGCCCGTTTGGGGGCATTAAAGTTCCAAACGCGGTGGGTGAACTTGACTGTGTCGCCCACCGGCCATGAAAGTGAAATTTTTGATTAACCCAACCGGCAAATTCAATTTGTCGTACAACATCGGTGAAATCGTCGAAATGGAATCCAAACAAGCGGAATTATTGTTGGAGGCCCAGGCGGTTGAATTGGTTGTTGATGAAGTTATTGAAAAACCGAAGGCAAAAAAAAAGCCAATTAATCCCGAAACCGAATTAGATTCAGAATAACGCCATGTTTGTTGCACGCAATTACACCGCATTCGCACACGCCGCGACCGATTATGTTTCATTAAGTGAGGCAAAAACACATTTGCGCGTCACATCATCATCGGATGATACATACATTGGTGGCCTGATCGCAATGGCGTTGGATGCATGCGGTCAATATTTGGGTTATTCAGTAAGAAAAGGGACGGCAAAATATGGATTTGATGGGTTCACCGGCGCACCGGCGTTGATTAACCCCGTGAACGGATTGAACATTCCATCCGGAAATTATTTTCGCATCAATTCACGCGTGTTGGCGGTCAATTCCGTTTCATATGTGAATGATTCGCAAACAATCACGGCGTTTGATTCATCCGCATGGATAACCGCGCCAAATCCAATGGGGTTGTTTTCACGCAACATTTTTGTTGAAACCGCGCCCACATCAATCACGGATGATGTCATCAAATATATTGTTGAAATCACCGAAGGTTTTGAATTGGCGAGCGCAACCGGCGTGAATCCGGATACATTATTTCCGGCATCGATTAAACACGCGGCATTGTTGTTGATTGGTCAATATTATGACAATCGCATGGCCATCACCGTTGGTGTTCAAAACCATGCAATCAATTTTGGTTTTCAATATTTGTTAGACCCGTACAAAATAAGCGTAATATCATGAATGCCGGATTGATGGATGAATTGGTAACGGTTCAACAGTTTACCACAACCACGAATTCAAACACCGGGGAAAAGTTGCAATCATGGTCAACATATGCAACCGCATGGGCCAGGATTCAAGAAAGTGAATCGGGTTCGGAATCAGTTGATTCAGACCGACGCGAGGCAAAACAAACCGTGACATTCACATTGCGTTATGATTCAGGAATCACGACCAAAATGCGAATTGTTTGGGAAAACAAAAATTACAACATTGAAAACATTGCGGATTTAGAACGCCGCATGTATTTACGAATTCAAACGGAATTGGTGCAATGACAAAAACAACGGCATATTTTCAACAAAACAAATTGGCATTGGATGAATTCCGCAATTTGCAAATTGATTCGCCTATTATGGGCCAATTCATCGAACAAGCGGGCAAAATATTCATCACATTGGCAAAGGCGAAAATAAATGTCAAAACGGGAAATTTGCGCAATTCAATTGGATTCATTGAACGCGACAATCGTGGAAAAGGTCGGGCATTCCGTTTGATTGGTGCGCGAGTTTATGGGCCATACAAAGGTTTTCATGCGCATTTGATTGAAGAAGGAACGGCGGATCGTACACCAAGCCGAAAAAAGAAAATAAGTGCAAACGGCGAAAAGTATGGCAAAAACATTGGGCCGGCCAAACCTTTCATGCGCCCGGCATTTGAGGCGGGAAAAACTTTGTACATTACCGCCGTTGAAAGATTAGTTAAAAAACATTTAGAAGAAAAGGCAAAACACGCCGGATTCAAAACCAAATAAATAATATAAAAAAATAATATCATGCCAAGTTCAGGAATTACAAACGGAACGCTAATTGCAATTTACAAAGACATTAGCGGCACATTGACGAAAATCGCAAACGCGACATCAAATGATTTTTCAATCACAAAGGACATGATTGAAACCACAAACAAAGATTCAGCCGGGGCAAAAGAATACATTGCCGGCGAATACGGGTACACAATGAGCGTTGAAGGCATGTTCGAAGAAGATGCATCAGTTGGCGCGGGTATCAGTTGGAAAGAAATCATCACCGATTTGTTGGCGGGTACGGCCGTGACCATCGTGATGACATCAAATGTTTCCGGCGATTTGAAATTGAGCGGATCAGCATTTTTTAACGAATTAAATTTGACCGCACCGCAAAACGATGTTGCCACATTCACCGCATCAATCCAAGGTACGGGCGCATTGACCGTTGGAACAATCTAATTTTGAAAATGTTGCGTATATTCGCAACATGAACACGATTACAATCGGGGGTGTTCGTCACCCCCTTTTTTTTAACATGCGCGCCATTGAAAACATCATGGCCGAATTTGATTTGGAAGATTTCACGCAGTTGGGCCAAAGTATGTCGGCAAACAACATTGCACATTCATTAAAATTTGCGCGGGCATGCGCTTATTTTGGAATCCAATCAGGATACAAAAAACAACGCGAACAATTCCCATTTGTTGACATTGATGATTTTGCGGATGCAATTGAATCATTTAGCGAAATCGAACCCGTCATCATTCAATTCACGACCGCGGTTGAAGAATTTTTTAAACCACGAGCAGGAACATCCGAAGCGGTGGGAAAGTAGACGCGGCCACATCATCGGAATCATTGACATTTGACCGGTTGCGCGAAATTGCATTTGGTGAAATGGGAATGGATGATGATGCGTTCGATGAATGTCATCCAAAACATTTTCGATTGCGGTTGTTTGGAATGCGCAACGCCCAGGAACAACAATACCGGAATCAATGGGAAACATCGCGATGGATGGCCGCAACCATGATTTCACCACATTTGAAAAAACCAATTAGCCCGCAAAAATTGATGCGATTCCCGTGGGAAAAATCCGACCATGACGATATTGTTGCAAAGGTT